GTTGCTCGAGCTTCTCGTCATGCTTCCGGACTGCCTTACGTCCTTCAAGATGACCGGTACGCTTTCCATCGGTATAAAAGATAACTCCTACTAGAAAATGAGTACCTAGCAGGATTAACTGTAGAACTGTCATATTGCTCCCTTCGCGCCGTATTTCGGCACTAGGAGCAAACTACCCTAGGGGAAGCTCAACCTCGATAAGATTTTGATAACGAAACGGTAACAATTCTGTTGCATCTACTTGATCGTCAATCGTGCGTCTAATGTCAACGTCTAGGTCGTCCATAGACCTTGCCCTGAACTATGAAAGTCCCGTTCTTCTCGATGTTGATAATGTCCACCTGAACTGTTGAATTCTGGACGTACATGATGGCGAACGCTTGTTGCCAATTAGCCGTTCCCTTGGTGTATGAGGCCTGCTTAAAGTCCATGAGATTACCAACCTCAACACCATGCAAAACACGCCCTAAACGCCCTCCAGAGGCTTCTGTGAAGGCGCTACGCCCTGCTCTGTGAGTATGTCCTGAGATGACGTTCTTGCCATGCCTTCTAGCAGCTTCTAGGGCTGATAGACCGCCTAGGTTCTTGATAGGCGTATGGTCGCCGTGGACGGCTATCCAGCCAGGAGCGATAGGCATTGGGTTCTTATGGAAGGTGATTCCTAGTTCATCAAACTTCATGAACTTCTCGAATCTCAGCTCTGGAAGGCTAAGAAACGATGGAATCTTCTTCATGATGACGTTATAAAGTCTATCTGTGTGGTTGCTTCGGATGCAGTCAGTAACACCCAACTCCCAGAGGAGTTCGACGCATCTGTCACGATCATCGCCAAGACTCTGCTCGTAGGCTTGAGGGGTTCCCTCGCTCCATTTAGAGATGGTTTGGAAGTCAATTTCGTCACCGATAGTAACTGTCTGGTCCGGCTTAAACTTCTGTAGGAATCCTGCTATGTTCTGAGTAACGTGTACATCCTCGAAAGGAACCTGTAGGTCACTCAGAATAACGATTCTCTTCATCTAGTCCTCGTCGTCGTCCTCATAGGGGATATTATCGATGCGGTTGGGTAGGTTTGGAATGAGCCAGTCCGGAAATGCGTCACGATCTGCAAGAATCCAGAAAGCATGAGTTTCTGTAAAGCCTGCTTTGCGTAATGACTTATACCACTCGTTCATCGCGATTGCGTAGGCATCGAGAGCCGAGTAAGTATCTAAATCTATGGTTGGTCGTTTCCTCGCCATGGTTTTATTATCGGTCTAGAAGTATGTTGTAAATCTCATCGACACGCGAATTGAGTCGCTTAATTTCACCTAGTAAATGGGTGATGACATAACCAGCCAAGCCACCTAGAACGCCAAGGCTGGCAAAGTAAAGTGTGAAGAAATCGTTCTGGCTCATTTTTTAGGAGTTGCGTAACCGAATACGCCAGCAACTAGAGAACCAAGAATGGCTCGATAATCGAGAGCAAAATTAGAGGTTGTTCCCCATACGGCAAGGAAAGCGCCGATGCTCATTACATAAGGGTTCTTCATGTTCATGCGGTTCCACCTATCATGGGTATATTAAAGAACGAGCCATCTGCATCGCCCTTCTTGGTAAAGCTGATATGGCAATGATGATTGTGCTTATTAATCCCATCGTAAGGACGCCAAGCCCAAGCCTTCTTAGACGATGCGATTCTTCCGTTAAAGATGACATAAGAGATTCTCTTATCGCCATGTCTAGCACAGAGTCGAATCTGATCTGCAAGGTCAGGCATGAGGTCGGGCTTCGCCTTCCCAGATAAATCCCTGTCAATATCAATCGCTCTGACGACACCTGTTGAATCAGGATTGTGGTCAGAAGGACGTGCCGAATGACGAGTGTCGCCAATCCAGCCGTCTGAGGTGCGATCTCTATCTGGGTAACTATCATCGACCTGAAGTCTTAATTGTTGCCCAGCTTTGCATAGCTTGGGAGTCATTAGCGAACGTATTTTTCCAAAGCTTTAGGAACGGGCTTTGAATACTCCCAGCGAGCAATGTATTCGCCTTTACCGTCTGAATCATCGCGCAAAGTAATAGAACCATCGCGCCCGAATTCATTGGAATCAGCAAGTTCCGGAAGTGCTGCAATAATTGATTCATAAAGTGACATAATTAGGCTCCTAGATATTGACACGAGAATTCGGAAGATGTGCCGCCGATTGTTGTCAAAGCTCCACCGCTGCTTTGCCATACATAAGCTTCAAAATAATCACCAACAGCTGCATCATAAATTGTGCTCCATTGGTTTCCTGTTTGAGTTGCTGCCAAAGCAGCAGGATTCCAAAACTGTTCAACACCATTTTTAAACAACTTAAATTCGCGCGCTCCAGTTGAATTTGTTGTCCAGTTAATACGTCCTAAAAATAGATATTTTCCAGCCTTGCCTGATGGGATAGTAATGCGGCTAGTATTGGTAGAAGTCGAATGGAAAGTGTCTGTGTCGAATTGCTCCGAATCCCAAGTTAAAGCCGTATCGGTTGAATTGTTGATGCTTTGAGTACCTGATTTGTAAAGATGGCAACCAACGAACGTAGGAGTGCTTGAAGCAGTAGCCCATTTAATGCCTGTTGCAGCAGTCGAATCTGCTGTAAGAACCTGTCCATTTGTTCCAACCGCTAATCGAGCAAAAGCGTCAGCTCCAGTACCAGCAACGAGATCACCTTTGGCATCGATTGCTGTAGCCATTGAGTTGGTGATTGTTACGTCACCTGAAGTGCCGCCACCTGAGATACCTGTACCAGCTGTGACGGCAGTAATATCGCCTACAACGTTAGTAATCCATGTGTAATCTAAATCTGTATTTGATGCTTTAGAAAGAATCTGGCCAGATGTTCCACCCTTAAGGTCGACCAATGCTGTATCGATATCTTGTCCAAGTGCAGCAATGGCTGTTGCGCCATCCTTCACTAAGTCAGTCGACTGAGGAATATCCCAGCCAAAGTTGGTTGTAGTTGTTGCCATTAGGCTACGGCTCCTATCGCGTTATTCCATGTGAGGGTCGGACTTAGGGTGTTCCAAGTCTCGGATGCTGATACCTGCTCCCATTTTACAGTAACTTGGGAGAAGTTTATTGGAGAAGCGTTGAAAGTCACGCTTAGATTATTAAGGCTGGCTCTGAACGTCCATCCCTCGATGTAGCCCTGAAATGAGCCATCGTTTATGTTGCCTGGAAGGTTCTGAATCCAGACTGGCTGACCCATAAAGATATTGAGCAGAGCATTACGATCTGAATTATCAATCTCAGGATTGCCTAAAACGTAAGTAATGGCTTGAAATTTTGCATATGGAAAAGCTCGTAAGGCAATATATCGATCTGCTAGAGATGCAGCGTCGCCTGCGTTTTTAATTCTGGAATTGAATGATTCTGCATAAATGCCATATAAAGACTGACTTTGAGCATTTTGGGCTGTATATTGGCCTGAACCAGAATTGCCATAATTGATATGGAAATAGTTTCTTAAATCTCCAGCTCTAGTTGTAGAAGCCAAACCTATTCCGTTTGCATGATTAGCATCTAAAATGGTGTAGCCGTTAGCAGCTAGATAATCTTGCCTGTGAGTTGAATCGGCATAACCAATGTTTCCATTAGCATCTTCGTAAAGATACCCAAAAGCCGAATTAGCAATTTCTGAGCAAAGTGAATAAAGATCTGTATCACTTGAGGAACGGGCTATCATGTCATAATCGCCAGGACGGTCAATTTCTCCAAGACCCAGATTCACGGCATTAGCCCAAGTCTCTGTCGCGTTATAAGTAGCCCAAGTCTGAGCGGCTGGAACCTCGTTCCATTGCCCCAAAAGATATCCTGAAAGAAGTGTATAAATCTGGTCGCCATCTTGATCTGCAGAAAGAATTCCTGCATCAATAATTTTAGGCAATTTTGATAAAGCGCCAAGCGCTGTGATGTTCGCTGTAGTGGTGTAGCCAATGGTTCCAGCGCGGTTAACAGCAATAGTGAAGTCGGAAATGGTTCCGCCAAAAATAGGCACATAAGCACTTGAGGAGTTTGTCACCTCAATTGTAATAGAAGACCCAACTGTAAAGTTATAACTTGAATTATCAAGATTGATTAATTGAACTTGACAATAGCCTGCGACTGGCTGGGCGTAGATATCGGTTCGGCCTGAGGTCACAGTCAGATTAGCAATAGTGACGTCAGTAACTTCCTGGCTGTCGACTAAAACCCTATAGGTTGGTGTCCAGACTGTCATGCAAAGACTAACCCTGAACTACCAAGAGTTCCTCGAGCTGAAGAGTCATTGAGAAGTCCAACGATTTGACGAGCAGTTGATTCAGGATCAATAGCGCCATTGACTGTGATGTTTGTAGTTCCAGCATTAGGATTGTAATTAAGCCCAGTCATAGGATTGTATGAAATCATGCCGTCAGAAGGCATAGATGGTATTGCTGGAGTTGAAACCGCTGTGACAGCTGGAGAAGATGCACCAGTCTCGTAAGAAGCCCTAGAGAAGAAGTTACCAACGGCAGAACCTGCTCCCTTGATAAAATCAATCATTCCTTTAATCTTGTTATAGATGCTAGTAATAAGTGAAACCATATCGGCAAACTGGTCAATAATTCCTGAGACGATTTTGCCTAAAGCCTTAAAAGCAAAGCCCAAAGTCTCTCCGATTGCTGGCCCTAGATAATCCTTAGCAAAGTTATAAATAGCCTTCATGAAGTTATAAAAAGGCTGAAGTTCATCATTATTATCAGCTAGTGAATCTTTTACTGAGTTAAATGCTGATCGTAGACCATTGATAATTGGCTGAATAATCTTTAGAACTGGCTGTAGTTTGTCACCGATATTGGAAGTAAAATCCTGAATTGCCGGGATTACATTCTTTACAATTATCTCTACCATTGGAGTAATTGCATCAAGGATATATTTACCGACTGTTTCTTTGCCTTCATCAAAAGCAACCTGAAGGCGGCTGAGTTTGCCTTGAAAAGTGTCTGCTTTAGCTGAGGCTTGGTTTTCAAAAGTATCAGCAAGTTTTGCTGTGATCTCATCCATGCTCATAGTCTTAAGTTGAGCAGAAGTTAAGCCAATGCCTAATTTAGCAAGGGATGCAGTATTGCCTTCGGCGGCTTTAGCCATCGCGTTTGTGACGGCTTCTAGGGACTTGCCTGAGCCTGCTGCAACGTCGATTGCAACTGTCTGTAACTTCTGAGCCTTCTCGACGTCTCCAGTAGCCCTTGCAAGGCGTTCTAAGGACGGACGTAGGTCATCATCGGTAACGCCAAAAGCAAGAGATGTCTTGGTTATGTAATCTTCTGTAGCGGCTATCTGGTTATCTGTAGCCCCAGTTACGTTCTTGAGAGTAAGAGCTAATTTAGTCTGAGCAGCTGCATCTTCAATGGCTGACTTAACGCCATCGATTGCTAACTTGCCAGCATAAGCAAGAGCTGCGGCTCCAGCAGCTGCAAAAGCTAACCCTGCTTTCTTGCCAAAATCTGTGACCTTATCGCCAAAAGACGAAACGTCTTTATCTGCTGCATCAAGATTCTTAGTGAAGTTATCAACGTCAGCAAGAAGCTTGAGCGTTAACGCTCTAGTACCTGTTGCCATTAGCCCCACTCCTTCAAAATCTTATCGAATGATTCAGTCCATCGAGCAACGATTTCAGGTTGAATCCTGCGAAGCGTTGGATAAATGAACCAACCCTTAGAGCCTCGACCTTGACGACCAGACCATACGGGAAACTGCTTAAACTTGTTAGATCCGAATTCTGAACCGCCCCAGATATCTTTAGTGGTTGCCCCACCTGAGAACTTCTGAGAAGCGAATCCATAAGTAATCTCACCAATACGGCTTGACTTCTTAACTCTCGAACCATCCGCGATTCTGCCTGCAACCTTACGGCTCTGGAGATTATTCGCTGTCTGGATAACTTCTGCTCTAGCGAAGTCAGCCAAAGCGCCTGATTGACGCTTGGCCTCATCGTTAGCTTCATCACCCATATTCTTCAAGGCTTTGAATACCATGCGAAGTTCCGTCTTATCGAAGGCGATTAATTCATCTGCCACGATTACGCTCCTCTAGTATTTCAACCGCTGTAAGAATATCTTCGGCAGTTTGCCAATGATCCATAGGAATCTGTGTGGCTAGTGCCAGTTCAACTAAGAGTCGGCTTACGCTTCCTCTTTGATGACTTTTGGGTCTTCCCCACCTACCTCGACATCTGCGACTGATTCCATCCAGACATCAAGTGTCTTGGTTGGCTTGCCACCTGCATCTCGTTTCATTGCTGAATGAGCTACATAAAGAATGTCCCACATTCCGCCGAACTGAGAGATAACCTTTTTAGTTGTCATCTCCCAGCGAGCGTAATCTGGTGGTCGAACCTGGTAAGTGGTTTCTGAACCGTCGTTATATTTAATTGTTATTTGTTGTTGCATTTTGTGCTCCCGTTTCTACTTTTTAGGAGAATGTCTCTGTGACAGTTCCGTTTGCTACCTTGAAAGTAAAGTCTACAGTCTGTGCGTCTGTTCCAGCGCCTCCTGCTGTTGGGAATTCAGGAAGAATTGGGAACACGAACTGAGCGCCTGTTGCAGCTGTAAGTGTTACTGAAATTGTTGTATCTGGAGCTTCTGCTGCCGCCCATAGAGCTTCGCATACTGAAGAAGTCTTGCCCCAGTCAGCGAGCATTGAAAGAGCGAATGAAGCCTCTGTGTTAGTGGTCTTATAAGCTTCGCCATCGAGAGTCTGATAAGTCTCGCGAAGGTTTGTCTTAGTGAGAACTGCTGAAAGAGCCTGGGCTTCGATATCTGTTCCACCTGTGAAAGATAGAGAAATATCGCGACCTGTGATTACTGTGGTTGCCATTATTTATCCTTAGTTTGTTTGTGTGTAGTAGGTAGAAACTCTGATATCTGCGACCAGCACGTTAGATGGACCGACCTGAGTAACCGTTGGTTTTTCAACCGCTCCGATTGTGTACCCGTTTGGGATCACCTTCAGAACACTTATGACGAGCTGCTCGAGATTGTCGAGCGATGCAGGGTTGCTGTTATATGCAACCGCGACTGAGATAACGAGATTAATTTTAGTGTGAAGTGTTGTCTTGCCGATTGTCTCTAATTCAAGATAAGGAGAGTCTGGAACTGTGACCACGAAAGGCACCATAGGCGCTTCTGGAACATAGGCATAGACATTGCCTGCCACGTTAGCAAAAGCATTGGCTAAAGGTGTTCTTACTGTGTCTAGGATTGTGCTTGGAGCTGTCATTACTGCACCATTGAATCGGTGTCGATGTATGCCCCTAAGAGTCCTGATACACGGTTAAAGAGACTGCGCCCTAGACGATATGGGCTTACGTTTGTGAAGTCGATTCCTTCGATTTGACCGCCTGGAGCGATTCGAGATTGAAAGACTTCTACTGATACTGCAAGGACTGCTGACTCTACTGCGCTGACTCCGACATAAGTCGAAGCGCCTGAAAGAGTAGCCAAGCCTGAAGGGATAACCTGCTTAGGAGCAATATCTGCGTTAGTAATTGCTACAGTAAAGAGATCATCATAAGAATCTGAGATTGTAAAAGTTCCGTTAAATGGGGAGCCGCATCCTGTGATGACTACGCTCTGACCCGCTGAGAAGTCGTTCTGTCCGACTGTCTTGTAAATTGCTACGTTTGCTTCGAGCTCTACGGCATCGATTGAGTTTGCATACTTAACGAGCATAGGCAAAATTACCGCTTCGGCGGTATCTATCACGTCTGTTAAATATGCGTCATTATAAAGAGATGTAGAGACGCCAAGGATTGACCTTAGTTCTGCAACTGTAACGATTGAAGCCATCTCTACATCCTCTCTATTAAACGGCTGGGGGAGCGAACGGGAGCATCCGCTCCCCCATGATTAGTTTAGGTTTATGCAACCATCCAGCGGTAAGCGCCTGCACCAAGCTTGGTAGCAACTGCGCCGTAGCCGTAGTAACCGACCTGAACCTGACCTGTTGAGATCAAGTTAGTCTGAAGTGAGAGGCGTGGGCTCTCGTACCATGTGTAAGCATCTGGGTTAACGATAAGCATTGTGTTATCGCCGACGCCTGAACCTGTTGTGAGCTGACGATCAACGCGAAGGTTAAGACCGAGAAGGTTTCCGCGAACTGCTGTTGCAGTAAGTGTTCCGCCTGCGTTCTGTGGGTTGATTGTCTGCTGGAATACTGGACGGTTTGAACCATCGACGAGTCCCATCAAGTTACCCCATTGTTCTGGAGATACGATGATGTTCTCAGCGAATCCGAGTGTTCCCTTGTAGATAGAAACTGCTGCATCTGATACGAAGTCAGCAATGTTTGCAGCTGAAACTGTACGGTTTCCGCCGTCTGTTCCGCCTGCGATAAGAGCGTCTGAAACTGCCTTATCTGTTGCCTTTGCGTATGCGTATTCCATCTGGCGTACGAGTTCAGCGAAGAACGCTGGTGATGAACGATCTAGAAGTTCTAGAGAGAATGTTTGCTGTCCAATGAACTTCTTCACGTCGACAGAAACGAACGCTGCGTTCTGGTCTGTCTCTGATGGTGTTCCGCCTTCAGCTGCGATAGCAACTGTTGGAGCAACTGTGATCTTAGGAATTTCGAATGTCATACCTGCATCTGGAAGAGTTCCGCGTGAGATAGATTCGATTGATGGACGATCTGCGTTTGAGATGCCATTGATTACTTCAGTTAGCTGACGTGTAGGGACGAGACCTGCGTTATCTGTGACGTCCGCTGCTGCTGCAACGTACATACGAGATTCTTCAGAGCCCAACTTTGCGCGGACTGAGTGCTCGAGATAAGAAGCCTTATCAACGATTGGGTTACGAACAGTTGTTGAAATGTAAGGTGCTGTTGCAGCCTTAACTTCAACCTTTGCAGCCTCTACCGTTTCTGCGGCAGGAGCAACTTCTGGAACGGTAGTGTCTGACACTTGTTCTCCTTCTGTGGTTGATTGTGTTTCTTCCTGAGTTGTCTCAGAAACTTGTGTGTCCTCAGCCGCGACCTTGGCGACCTCGGCTCCTGGAATTGCGCCATCTGTAACGAGGCTGACTTCTACGAGATCAGAAGCGCTAATAGCCATTACGCCATCTTGGTTATCCCAAGCCTGGACATCGACGCCAACGCTGAAATCTGAACGAAGCCCAGTTGCAGCTTCTTCGAGTGCGTCATTGCCTGCTGTTGTCTTTGCGATTTTAAATTCTGCTGTGATGCCTGAAGCATCTGCTTCCCATGACATTAATTTTCCAAGTGGACGAGTAGTGTCATGCTGAAGGACTAGCTTTGTATTTTTAGCCATTGTGATTGAATCTGGCTTGAACATTGTGCGTCCTGCTGAAGTATTACCTTCTGCGTTCCATGAAACGATGCGACCTGCGATGATTCGAGATTCTGCATCTGCTGCTGTAATAGCGACTGGCATGGTTATCTTCATTACATATTCTCCTTATTGTCAATCAGGTCTTCTTCTTCTTGAATCTGCTTAACGCTCATTGCGCCAATGCGATTAAGAATTTCATAAACTTGAGCGCGCTGAAGTGCATCTGAACGCAAGAAGTCATCAAGTGAGAAACGAATTTCTCCAGTTGAAGGGCAAAAGTCCGGCATAGAAAGGCGCTGTTCAATGGCAGCAAGAATTGGCTTCATTGAGAAGTCGATAAGCGAACGGCGTTCCGAAACGCTGTTGCTATAAGTCATTGAGGTAGTTTCAGCACTAACGAAGTAAGCAGGTAGGTTGCAGGCGCGAGCCAATTCCAGAGCGACGTACTGACGAGCCTCGTTCAGCTGTAATTTTGCTGGATCGATGCCCAACGCCTGCAATTCAACGTCAGCATTAAGAAACGCTGTTGACTTTGTAAGGCGAGCAGTTCTCCAAGATTCAAGAAGCTTTGAGATTCGCTCTGCTGGAAGATTAGTGCCGTTTGATTTAAGAACCTGAAGTGGGACTGGCTCTTTAGCAAAAGTTTCGGCGGCTTGTTCAAGAGCATGAGCTGCGCGAATTGTACGACCTGCGCGGTTGAGCAAACCTTCGTCAAGGCCGTAAAAGACTACGAGAGAACCCACTCCTTGAGTTGGAACTACTGTGCCATCAACTTGATAACCGACGATTTCAGTTTGAAGTGAATTAAGTTTAGGTGTTACACGATCAGGAGCAACGCGAGTCCATGAACGAACTCTGCCCGTATCTCCATACTGCTCAAGGACTTGTCCATATCCGATTCCGTGAAAGAGGAGGTCTTCTGCGAGCCAGGCGTAAATAGCAGAACCTGGAACGCGTGGGTCTGGCTGATTAATTACTGCTGGAGTCGTCATGTGTGAACCATCGAGCTTTGAGTATTGCTCTAAAGGAAGAGATGCAAGAGTCGAGCAGATGATATTGCGAGCGCGAGCGATTGTTGGAACCGCCATCGCCTGCTGGCGTGTCGCTACAGATTGAGTAAATAAAAATGGATTGAATGAAGCCGTATTGTTGAATGGCGCTGGAGTAGAAGCCGCATCGACTGTAATCTCAGCGATTGGCTTAGAAGTGTTGAAGATGTCCCGAATTCCCATTGGACATATTATACGCTATTGTCTAGACATTACCCTATCTGAATGTCTACTTCAGATTCGGCGCGTGTCGCAAAGTGAGTAACCATTGCGGAAGCGACTGCTCCGCAAACTATGCCGCTCTGCTTACGTCCCATAACCCAACCGCCATCACCTCGCTGTAATTTAACGGCGCTAAGGACTTGCTTAGTCAGTTCCTCTTGATCCGAGTGCTGGAGTCTGGCTGACGAAACAGCAGAGACGAACTCGTCGCAACTTTGTTGATATTCCTGATTCGCAATTTCATAAATTGGGATTCCTGCTGGCGCTAATCGAGCTGCAACCGCTGAAGCCGTCGACTTGGAATAAGCCAGGTTATTTACTGGAAACTTACGAACCCAGAAGGCGATGTCGTTCGCCATCTCTTTATCATCGAGGTTAACTGGATTGAACCAAGTGTGCAGAAGGCTAACCATGAACTTATCTCCATCGAGGCGCTGGCCTGCAACGAGTGACCCGTGTTTTCGGTCTGGGCTAAGGTCGATAGCCATCCAGGTATCTTTCTCGGATGAGAACCAGTCATGACGACTCAAAACGGCTCAGATGGGCTTACATCGGCTGAGGTAGGGGTAACAGAACCGCGTAAAGGCTCCCAGACTCCTAGAATCCGGTCAAAGCCTAGTGATCTACCTACTCGGGGCGATGAGATGATTCAGTTCTGCATCGATATTGGTTTCCCGCTCTTACCTTGGCAGGAGCAGCTTGCCCGAGACTGCCTGAGATACAAGCCGGATGGCAGATGGCTCCATCCTTTAATTGGAATCATGTTGCCGCGCCAGCAGGGCAAGTCGACTTTCATGGCGCTTCGTATCCTGTTCGGCATCTATGTTCTGGGCGAAAAAATGCATT